GCTGTTCCATATTGATCCTTAAGATCGGGGGCGGCTATTCACCGCCCCCAGTTGGTTCACTGGTCAGGAGGAAGGCTAGCTGGCAATACGGCAGGCCCAGGCGGGATTCCGCGCGGCCCAGCCATACATAACATCGGCACGGGTAATAAACCGATCGGTCGCGATGTCGTAGGCGCTGACAAAGCGGATCGAAAGGCCGGTCTTGGGATCGGTTGCGACTTTGGCCATATGGACGCCCTGCGGCTGCTCTAGCGGCACCATCGCGAAGCAGAAGGCTTCCTTATGGAAGGCTATGCCCTGCGGCGACAGCGTGTTTGCGGTACCCAGGAAGGTAAGAGCCGCACCGGCCCCCGGCGCCGCGCTCACGTTCTTATTCGGTCCCGTCGCCACGATGGCCGGGCTGATCGGGAGCGTCAGATCACCGGTGACATTGCTGCTGGTGTCGGCCGTGACAACAAACTGCTTCAGGGCCGCCAAAGTGTCGCCGCTTACCGGATTCACCGCGTACACCCCCAGGATCGTGAACACATCGCCCTTTTTGACACGAGGCGCCACGGCCGCCGTCCAACCGGTAGTCAAAAGGTTAGATCCGGTCTGCGCTGCCACTGTCGTCTGCGGAGCGCCGCCCAAAGGTCCGACCGCTTGGGTCCGGATATTCTGATCCATCGCCCAAGTGAAGCCAGCCGCGGTGCCCATGCGCCCGCGCCGGTACTGCTTGTCGATCTCGGTCGATGACTGAAACAGCGTCTTCAACGCATCGACAATGGTCACCTCCATGGCAGGGTTCACGACGATCGAGCGGTTGTTGTCCACCGGCGCCGCGTTCTCGCTGAGCTTTTGCCCGGCCTGGAGATAAGTAAGCAGCGTGCTCGGGACGGTTCCCGGGGCGCCAACCACATTCGGGGTCGTCTGGGTGGCCATCGTCAGGCCGGAGACATCGCAGGCATTCGCCAGCGCTACCGCCGCCGAATCCAGATAACGGTCACCGAACTGATCGATGGTGAGCGTCATGTCTTTGGAGGTGAACGAGAACGCCGTGTGCATCTGCGTGTCGATCACCAGGTTCACCGACGCTTCCGTCGTGTCCTGTTCCGAAATCGCCGCGCCCGACACAGCCGTGTACCGGTTTGGAACTCTTAATTTCAACGTGTCGCCGATCTTTCCGCCCTTGTTGGCGAAGCGATCGTCGTACTCGTGCGAGCACAATTCGGTGAAGACCAGGTTGTTTTTGAACCGCATCAGCAGTTCGTTTGCGATCACCGTGGGGGTGAGCAGTACATTGGTGGAGCTCATTTATTTATCTCTTTCGTTGCGCCATCCGGACCTTCTCCCATGCCGAGAAATCCTCCCCCAGGTCCGCGTCCATCAGCGATGGCGCCGAGACTTTGGTGGCGGTGTTTACCGGCCGGATCGGTTCCGGCGCGCGCGTTAACTTCGGTTGCGTTTTCGGAGCCGCGGGTGTGGTGTTCTGCGCCGCGATCTGGGCCTCGAGCCGCCCCATCTCCCGCGCCGCCGCCACTGGCGCCAGCTGCGAGATCCGGACAGCCTCATCGACGTGCGAGCCCAGCCAATAAGCCAGCTCGGCGCCGTGTTCGGATTCCAGGATCACTTCCCGCATCGTTTCCGAGACCGGTGTGTCGTCGGAGTAAGCCACCGCCGCAAAATCAGCGTACTTTTCAGCTGCCGCCTTCGCCCGGGCCTGGAAACCTTTAGCGCGTTCGGTCTCGCGCTCTTTAGCGGCCTGCTCGGCCTGCGACTTCTGTTGCGTCGCCACCAGAGCCGCCACCTTCTGATCGGTTTTCCAGTCGGCCAGGGCTTCGACATATTTGTCGTAGTCGTCGTAATCGTCCACTTTGGGACGAGCCGCCGGTTCCGCTGGTTCAGGCACAGCCTCGGAAGCGCGCGCAGCAGGTTTCCTGCCAGTCGTCGACTCCCAATCCGCCAGCTTCTCCTGCAGTTCCGCTTTCTCTCGCGTCAGCCGGTCAATCCGCCGCTGGAATCCGCCTTTGCCTTTTCTGACTTCGGCTTCTTCCTGCTCCGCTTCTTTCCCCGCTTCCGAATCGGGTGCGCTTTCAGCCGCGGGTTTCGCGGCCCCGGAGGGTGTCGTCTCCACCGCCGGCGCTTTCGGCTCTCCGCCGTTCTGGCGCCATTCGATGTAATCGCTGAAATCTTCCGGCGCTTCCGCGGCCGGTGTCGTTACTGCTGGGTCACTCATGTTTTATATACCTGAATGGATTGATCCGCGGTTAACAATGCCAGCCGCTAGGCCACAAAAGCCTGTCCCTGCCCGCCCATCTGCTGGGGGGCCTCTTCCGGTGTGTTCGGTGTGGCGAGTTCGGAGATCATGCTGCGCACAGCCATCAACTCCTGCCGCAGCAGCTCGATATTCTCCCGGCTCGCCAGCTGCGCCTCGACCTTCACCAGTTCCATCTGCGCCTCGAGCGCCGCGATCCGCTCCTTGCTGTCGAGTTCCAGCTTCTTCGTCCGGATCGTATCGGTCGCCTTATCGAGCGCCTCGGACAGCTGCTCATTCTGCTGGGCCATCTGCTGCATCTGCTGCTGGGCCTCAGCCGGTATGCGCTGCTTCTCGCCGTCGTCATCTTCGGCCAGGTTCGCGGGCAGTACCTTCCGCAGGCGCTCGGCGATCTGCTGGGCGCCGGGCCAGTCCATATTCTTCACCATCAGGTCGCCCGCCACCTGCATCAGCGGCGGGTAGGCTTGCGAGAGTTCCATCATGCTCGCCACAGCTTCCTGCCGTTTCGTCGAGTAACTCGGGCCCACCGATACCGTGACGTCGTACTTGCCGACCGCCAGATCGTAGATACGCATCACGCCCTTCTCGACAGTCGGCTGGTTGATGGCGACGATCCGCTCTTCTTCTTCCTTGCCGATGATCCGCAGCACCCGCGGCGCATCGTAGATCTTAGGAATCAGGTCCACCAGGATCCGGCCGAGCCGCTTGATGGCACGCGCCAGGTTGTCGGCGTAATGGAAGTTGGCGACATCGCCTTCCTTCTGCCGCGCCAGAATCGCCCGTCCGCTCTGCTCGTTCGAACGCGCCCCGAGTGACGCATCGTAGATTCCCGTCGTCGCCTTCAGATCGTCGGCGCTCTGCATCCGCAGCATCGACATCGCCTGGATCGGCGGTTCGAATGTCTGGCGCTGCGGTGGCGGCATCGGCTGCCCGCCCACCGATGTCGGCTTGTACTCGAGGTACGGCTGGTTGCGTGTGTTCGCCTGCAGCCACTGCCGCTCGTACCCTTCGAACTGGCCGGCCGCGCCGATGAACGGCGCCTTCGGGGCGAGGGCGATCATCTCCGCCTCGGCCGTCGCCCAGTAGTTATACATCCTTTGCGGATCACGGGCGAAGCGCACCAGGCCGCACAGCATCCGCTCGCCGTCGAGCATGATCTCGTCGCCCAGGACCGGAACGATCGGAATGTACTTCCCGGGCCATTCCTTTTCATCTAAGACTTCGACGCCGTTAATCTTGCACCAGTAGACCTTCGGCACATCGACCTCGCGCGTCCGGATCACCTCGATGCCTGGAGGTACCTGGTCGAGTGTGACGACCATGCCATCGGCGAGTAGCGCCAGGGTCGCCTTCTCCCGTTCAATGTGCCAGTACTCGGCGATGCGAATGCCCTTATCGCTAAACCACCCCGGCGCCCTATCCCCCACCCCCCCCATATCCGCCAGGCCGGCCACCTCGCTATCTGGAAACTGCTCCTTGAACTCGTCCTTGTCGAGATCCTGAATGACAAAACAGTACCGCGCGTCGCTGTAATCCGGCTTCTGACAGCCCGGATCGAAGTAGACGCTGAACGCGCTTTTCACACGCTCGATCCTCACTTCCTGATCGAAGGACTCCTCAGAGACGTAGTCCGTGCACACCCGAAAGTACCCGAAACCGAAGGTCGCCGCGTGTTCGGCCGCCGTGTCGTAGGCCACTTCGGCATCACTTGAGACTTCGATGTGCCGGATGACACCCTGGAAGATCTCGGCCGTCTCGGTGTCGGCGGCATCGTCGACTGGGTTGATCTGGATCGACGGCCGGTTCTGCCGGATCTCGTTGGTGACTTGCCTTAAAAACTGCGGGATCCGGTTGATCGTCAGGCATGGCCGCGAGTCCAGTTTCCGCTGCGCCGTGATGTGTTCCGGCCATTGCTCCCCGGCACGGAAACGCAGATCCTCGAGCGCCTCTTTCCGGATCGAGTCCTCGGCGTCGGAGGCACACTGGAATCGCGCCCGTGCTTCGGCCAGCAGCTTCTCGTGCCCTTTGAGACCTTTGGTTTCTTCTGACATCAGGCCATCCACCCGCCGCCGTAATTGCCGCCGATCACTGTCCCTGGAAATTCACTATTAGGCTTCGGCGCCGGAAGGGTCTTCATGCGCTCCCGGCCGCTCATCACGAAATATCTGGTGCAGTCCATGAGATGGTCTTTCTCCTTGACGATTTGCCCTTTGTCGTCGCGGCGGTACAGCCGGAACTCCTCGAGCCAGTTCGTCAGCGACTTGAATACTTTCAGCCGGCCGGAGCTCAACAGCTGCCACACCTGGTAGAGTCCCGACTCCCGCGCGTTCACGGCCACATCGAGATCGAGGCCCAGGTCCACATAGTCCTGCAGTAGTTGCTCCCCATCCCGCTGGCCGCGGCCGCGCGCCGCCGGATCGATCACCCCGGGAATCCAGGCGCCACGCCCCTTGATCGCCTCGGTGTGGATCACTGGCTCAGCGTTGCCGCGGTAGTGCTCCGAGTACAGGTAGATCGTGCTCGTCTCCCGGTCGAGCGCTCCCCATACCGCCGCCGTCCGGTTCCACCCGACGTCCAGCCCGTAGCCCCGCGGCCAGTGCGCCGGTAACGGAAAGTCGGCCACGGTAATGTCGCTCTCCGGTACCGGGTAGATCGCACCGCTCCCCAACGCCGGCATACCCTTGGCCCGGGCGTCCCGCTGATGAGGAGGAATCGACGCCCACAGCTCGTCTTTCACTTCCCTGGACAAGTGAGGCACATCGTCCCAGGTACAGGACACAACAAACCGGGTGCTTGTGGTCGCGGCGCCGGTAGTTCCACCTGGCAGGAACGTGAGCACCAGCGGCGTTAGCCCGTTCAACGGTGTGAAGGTGCACATGACCAGGCCGTTGGTCGTCATCGTGCGCAGTAAGCACTCGGAGTAGACATCCTCGGGCGGCTCCTCGTCGAGCCAGATCACATCCTGCTCGGTTCCCTGAAACGACGGCCGGCGCTGATCGTAGCTTTTCAGCACCAGCGTGCTGATACCGCCGGATGCGTGCCGCACCCAGATCGTGTCGATGGCGTCAGCTGTGCCTGCCTTCGCCGTCGTCTTGACGATGGCATCCCCCGGAATCATCCCGGTACCATGTGAGCCCGCGGGTCCGAGCAGTTTGTCCTGGATGATCTCGCGGACTGTCTTGGACGTATCCCCGGCGGCCCAGCACTTGATCGGCCTGTCGAAGCGGCGCCCTTCCCACCAGGCTGGATACTTTCCAGTGAGATGTGTGGTGACCTCGTACGCCCCTACGCCCTCGGTCTTTCCGACACGGTTGGCCGCCAGCATCAACCGCTCCCGGTGATCACGGCCGGCGGCAAAGAACGATATGTGCCGCGGGTAGAGTTCCCGCCGCAGCTCACCGGCCTCCGGGTAGTACCGGTTGATCTTCGTCCGCGCCCGCCGGCGCCGCTCGGCCTCAGCGGCTAACGACAGCTCGTTGAATAAGCCCGGTGAAAATTGCGAGTTCGTCATCGTTGAAACCGCTTAGATCAAACTTCACGGGTCCGCCTTCGGCTCCCGTCAACTCCAACTGCGTCTTAGCACTGTAGCCCGTGCGGTCTAGAACATCACGAGCCACCTGGATCTGCATCCCGGGCTGCTTCCTGTCCCTTAACCGCTGCTCGAACACCGTCAGCGACGGATCCACCATCGCCCGCAGCCGCTCTGCCGCGCTGCGCTGCACTTGCGGCGCCCTGCCGCCGTGCACGACACACACACTCCCGCCAAGGATGGCGCTGCGGCAACATCGCTTCTTCGAATGTTTGCTGGTGGCTGTGCATTGCCGGTCCGTGAGGTCTACCTTTCCCATGGGGTACCCTACGCCAATTCCTGCTTTTCGTATACAACCCGAACGCTGCCGCGCCTGGCTGTCGCGCTTACCATTCGCCTCTTCGTCGGCCGCTCCGGCAGTTGGGCGATCGGCACTCGCCGCTGCTCCTGCTGCTTCATCATCCGGTTGACCGAATCGTAACCTCCGCCCGGGACGCTACCCTTTCCCGCGGCCTGGCCCAGCAGGATGCGGAACGTCTCCGCCAGCCGGATGCCCCCCGGCACAGGCGACGCCCGCCCCTGTTTAATCCATCTCGCGGCGTGCTTGGCTGAGACACATCCGCTGTGCCCGCGCGGCGGGTTCAATATTCGTATGGTGCCTGTTGACACTTCGGGTATGCTTGCGCGGTCCGTACTGGCTACGCTTCCCGGGTATACCCGGGATTCCGACCGGAGTGCAGTCCGGATGCGGTTGGCGCTCAAATTGCGCTGAATTCAACCTTACACGGTAACTCTTGCGTTTGCAACAGCGGATAGAGAATCCCGTATATACGGGAAAACACGTTCCCGTATACGGGAAAGTACGGGAAAGTACGGGAAGCAACACGGGGAAACACGGGGAAACACGGGGAAAGGGCAGGGAAGAGGGCGGCCCCATTTTTGGAACTGGCCCCACTTTGGCCCCATTTTGTACTCGTATCGGTACACTCCTGTGTGTGAAAACCCTTTATTTCCGCCAATAGAATCACACACATGACGGTAGACACCAGATTCAGGTTCTAGTACTCGCAAGAGTGTGGAGGTTCAAGTCCTCTCATCCGCACCACTTAGAAAACAAAGAGTTTAAGCAGCACGGTCAAGAGGGTTTTTTAGATAAAGCTGGCCCCCAATTGGCCCCATTTTGTACCGGTTCTGTACCGGCCCCAATTAAATCCGGGGCCGCTTCCGGTTGCTGGTTCCGCAGCGCCGAGATTTTTTTGATCACCTCGGCATCGAGGATGTTGTAGCGCTGGAGCATCGAGTTCGTCTTATGGCCGGAGATCATCATCACGGTCGACTCCGGCGCCCCGGCCTGGATCCAATCCCGCACCGCCGTTCGACGCAGGTCATGGAACTGCAGGTCCGGCATCCCGGCACGGGTCACCGCTTTCTCCCAGGCGGAACGGAAGTTCTTTATCTTCCTGCCTGGTTCCCATTCGAACAGGTATTCTTTGTTCCGCTCGACAGCCCAGGCGCAGTAGGCGAACATCTCGCCGTCGAGGATCGGTGAGGTCTGCGACTTCTGATTCTTCACCTGGCTTCGTCGAACCCAGATCAGCTTGTTCTCGAGATCGACCTGGTGGAGCCGCAGATTGAGCAGGCTCCCGCGGCGTAGACCGGTGTAGTAGGCGCAACAGAAGATCCCCCTCAGTTCCTCCGGCAGAGCCGAGCGAACCAGCGAGTATTCGGACGGTGTCAGGAACCCGGTGCGAACGTTATCCGGTTCCTTCAGGTGCGGAATCTCGGGCGCGGCCGGAATCAGTTTGTGCCTCGCCGACGCCGCCAGTTTGAAGGCGCCGCGGAGTTGGGATAGCTCGCGGTTGATCGTAGAATCGCTGACGAGCTTCCGCCGCGCCTCGATGTAGCGCCAGGCGTGCTGGTAGGTGTAGTCGATCGCGCGCAGCCGCGCCGTCTCGGCGAGCGAAGAGTTGATCCGCCAGGTCATGATCTCGGCCGAGGCCAGGCGGCGCTCCTTGGCGTCTGCAAGCGCCAGTTGCAGACAATCGCCGATGGTCACGTCGCAGACCGCCTTGGTCGCCGACGTTAACTGGCCGGCCTGCGCCTCGGCGATCCGCTGCCGTAACAGATTTTCCGCCGCGGCCTTTTCATTGCCGCCAACTGCTTCCTTGCGTTCGCCGTGTGCGTCGAACCAGCGGATATACCACTTGCCGCGCTTAAACCGGACACTACCGGTTTTATGCTGCCTTCTCTTTTTCTCCGGTTTCCTGGCCATACTACGCCCCCGCCGGGGAGCAGATATGTTTTTTAGGTTGCCGATTCAGCGCATACAGCCCGCAGGCGCAGCGCTCAACCGTTCGGGGTCTTCCAGTGCCGGGAGAGTTGGTGACGCGCCTGGACGAGGCTATGGAGGCGGCTAGGCTCAGTAATTCGGCCTCCGGGATTTTATGGCCGCAGGGGAGAGCGATAATCTTCATTATTTTGGCCTAGCGGAATAGTTTGGCACTATCGCCGAGGACGTCTTCTTCCGGCTGTGCGCCGCGATCACCAAGAGCAGCAACGCAGGCATCGGCGATTTCGTTATTCATGCGGCGTTCTTTGGACCGGCGGTCGTCCTCGGCTTGCAATGTCTTCCCCCAGGAGTTACCCATCAGGCTGCAGTCGTTCTGGCAGTCGATCAAGTGCTGTAGGTCGCTATCGCTGATCGCTCTCAGCGTGTCCGGGGTTAGTTGGTTGATCTGATCTTGGGTCATTTTCGTTGTCCTCTGCCGGGCTGCTTTCGCCTCTGCCCTACTCTTTAATCATAAAACACCTGGTGTTTTGTGTCAATCTAAATCAGCAGGTGTTTTGATTTTTTGTTAATAGACCCGGCGTTAGCGTCAACGGTTTAATGGCAAGGAGCCGACTACGTCTTTGCCGCCTCGATAAACTTCTCCAGGTCTCTGAGACGGAAGCGCGGGCGGCTGTCGATGTTCACCGCGATGAGCCGGCCGCTCGTCATGAAGTTCCGCACCTGCTCCCGGCTGCAGGCCAGGAACTGGGCCGCCTCGTCCATCGTGTACAGGTCTTTAGGCGGGATGCCCTTCTTCACTTCTTCCACGATCATGGAAGCCACTTCTTTCGCCCACGCTTCGGCGCCGCTCATACTGCTACCAGCCTTTCTTCCACCGCTTCGCTCACCACACCCACCCCTTGCTCATCGCCCAGCAGATCGACACCAACATGCAGAGCGCGAACAGCCGCACGAGCCAGCGGTCGTCTTCCAGATCCTCCTGCCGTCGCTGCTCCTCTCGCTCCCACCGGTTAGGGTCCTCGTCCTCGTCCCGGCGTTTCACTTCGCCTCGGCCTCGCTGACAGCACATGCGGCGACCTCCATTTCGGCGAGTTTGCCATTGGCTTCATCGAGCCGGTCGAGCGCCTCATCGCGTTCACGCCTGGCGGCCGCGAGTTCGAGCTCGGTCTCCTGCATGCGCGCGGCGCCGAGGATCGCCGCGGCCGACTGCCGCATGTCGATGACGTCGTGGGCGTCCATGTCGGCGATCTTGTAGAGGGCGGCGGCCAGCCGGGCGGCGATGTTTTTGTAGCCGTCGCGCTCGACTTCGATCTGCCGGTTCCGGTCCTTCGCGTTTACTCGCATTGCTTCCCCTTTTCCTCGGCCGCCTGCTCGATGAGAAACTCTTCAGCGAAATAGTCGCCCATCCCCAACACGGCGCCACGCTCGTTCCAGCCGTCGCGGGCAATCTCCGCGGCACAGCGGGCCTGTTCCCGCCGGGTACATTCCATGGCCGGCGTAGTAAGTTCCGCCGTTTTCACTTGTGGTCCCTCCGGTTCAAAAATCGCGTCCGGCTCGCCGTGCCGCCGCCGTAGTTCGCCGTTCCAGGCGTCGTAGAGTTTATCCATGAGTTCGCCCGCCGGCGCCTCGTGATTGGCCGCTCCGGCGCCGGGTTCGGTGACGCCCATCTCGGCGAGCAGATGCTCCACCGCCGTCATCAGTTCGTTTGTCTCAGGCATGGAATAGTAAGCTCCAGACGATAACGGCCACATAAGCGGCCAGCCCGACGATGACGGCAGCGAACGCGCATTCCAGGTAACGCGGCTTCATCGAGATCTCTCCAGCTGCTCGGAAGTGGAACTCCGCTGCGCTCGCCGTTGTTCCCGCTTCCGAGCAGCCCGCCTATTGTCACCGGCCCAAAGTTCGATCGCGTGCCATAGGTCGCTCCTCGAAGGCCCGTAGATGAGGAGCAGCAAGCCGGATATGAGGGCGGCGAAGATACACCACGCAGTAAGATCGCTCACGGTTTAACCTCCGAGCCTGCCGGTTCGGCTGTTACGTGGAGCGCCTTTCGCAACCGGTCTATGGAGACGCCTGTGTGCAGGGTGTCCTTCCAGAACGGCGTGTCCCAGCGGGCGATGACGGCGCGGGCGGCTTCGGCCAGGAAGTCGAGCTTCACCCGGAGCTTGACCGTCCGCATGTTGGCGGCCATGAGATCCTTCCGCAACGCCTTCAGTAGCTCGCTATCGGTTGGCATCAGGGATACCTCCGAGGGCGGCAGCCGCCACATCAAGGCAAACCGCGACGCAGTGCCGGTCATCGTCCCGGCTGCGGCTTTCCTGCGCCGTCCGGTAGCACCCCGCGTGGATCCTCTCCAGCGCCGTCCGCATCCGCTCCTCGATCGCCTCCGCGGCCCGCCGCTCCTCGGCTAGGCGATTGTTCGACTCCAGTAGGAAATCGCGGCGCTCCCGTAACTCGCGCACCTCCTCCCTCGTGCAGGCGATGCACTGTGTGAACGGCTCCATCGCCGCGGTGTGCTCTATATGCCAGTGCGGCGGGCAGAACATGATCTCCCGCACCGCGTGCGCCGCCGCCCGCCAGGCTTCGCGCGATGGCTCGTCCATCTCCGGCCAGGGCCGCAGTACATCCCCCATGTACGTCCGATACCCTTCGTACGCCACCTGGGCATCCTCGACAACGGTCATCTCGCTCATCGTGCTTCCTCCTTCGCCCTTCTCTCCCGCTCCTGCCGGCCGGCTTCCTCGAGCACGTCGAGCGAGTAGACATCCACCGTTTGCGGATAAGCGCTCTTCGGGCTCCGCGGCTGCGGTAGCACCGGCACGAACCGCAGAAACCGCAGCGCGCCTTTCACCCGCCGGTGGAATAGCTCGTCCTCCCGTTGCTTCTCCGCGGCCGCGGCTTTCGCCTGTACATCGCCGAACTTGAGATTCATGTGGCAGCCTTCCTTCCGGCAGACCGCGAAGTCGAAACCGGCAAACTGGAAACATCGCATTGCACCCGCTCCTCGAGCGCCGTTAATCGCGCTGTTGTTTCCTGCAGGATCCGGTGCAGCCGGGCTATCTCGGCGTCGATCAGGTCGATACGTTTCTCGTTGGAGAGCGCTATTTCCTTCGCCGTCATCCAGGTGCGCTGTGGGTCGCTCATTGCGTCACCATCCCCTCCCGCGGCGACGCGATAAACGTGCCGCCCTGGCACACACAACGGCCCACAAGCGCGTAAGGCATGCCGCGGTACTCCGTGGTGCTTCGTACCCAGCCGCTTTCGCAGTAGCCGCAGAACCGCCTGGCCGGCCGGGTGTCGTCGAGCGGCGCCGGACTCTGCGCCTCCACCCACACCCGCAACTCCCCGGGCGACGGCACCCGGTTCGTCTCCGGGTTGGCCGCGCGGCAGGTATCGGCCAGGATGGCGTCGACCGCCCCCCTGGCGATCTGCTCGGTCACCGCGGCCTCCTGCAGCGCGTTGACCAGTTCCTGGAACCCGTTTACGCCGATCGAGGCGTAGTAGGGCAAGCCCTCCATGCGCTCGATCTGGCGCTTACAGAATTGCTTAGTGAGCGGCATTGTCGTCCTCCAAAAGTTCGTAGCGGCCGGTTGGTTTGGCGGGCTGAACGATCACCGGCGGTTTTTTTTTCCAGCCTCCGGCGTCCAGCCACTTCTCGAGCGGCCTGGCGAAACGGTTGCCGTCGATAGACCAATGCGCGGCCCAGGAAAGCAAACCGCGGTGAACTTCGGCCATGAAGCCAGCGAATTTATCCGGGTCGCCGCCCAGCCGGTTCAGGTGGTTTTCGCAGAACAGCCAGGGGAAGCGCGGCTCGCATGGCGACGGATGGATTTCGAGGAGGCGATCGACCCAGTACGCCGGTTCGCCTTCGGTCGGCAAAATCGGCTGGGGGGAGGGGGGGACTGCTACGGATGAGGATGCGGATGCGGATGCGGATGCGGATGGTTCGAACAGAATCGCGTTTTCGTTCGAACGCCCGTTCATGCGCCTATTGAACGGACGTTCAACGTCCGTTCGTTTTTTTGAGCGTCTCGCGGCTCCGGATTTCACCCCCGCGTTTCTTTTTTGCTCATGCCATCGCTCAAGTTCCGGACGGCGCTCGTCGACTTTCCAATGGAATAACCTTCTATCCTGCTCGTAAAACAACGGCTTTACAGCCTCCCAGCATTTCAGGAAATCCTTTAACTTGAAGGCGGCAATCGATGCCAACAGCGACTCTTCCATCGGTAATGATCCTTCGATCCAGCAGTAATCGAGTAGCTCACGGTAAAGGCACCGTTCAGCCGGCGATAGTTTAATCCTCGTTTCCGATGATCGCCAGTCGGCGACGTACCAGGGGTAAGAGTGGATCACCCAGCGCCCCTTTCCCCGAACTCAAAACGGGCGGATTTAGCGGCTTTTATCCCGTCTAAGCAGATAGGAAAATCAGCAATCTGAAAGATGTAGAAGTATTGGTGCCTGGAAACTTTTGCCCAATCCGAACAACCTTCGTTGTATTCGCATTCATTAGGCCAGGCGACTGAGGCCGGTGTGTCATCGTCTGGAGGGCCAAAAAACATCACCGCCGTTTGCCCGGTGTGTAAGGCTAAGGCACACAGTTTGTCCTCTTCCAGCGTGCATCCGAAGTGGATTTCAGGCAGGCACGGTTTAATCTCAAGCCAGGTACTCGTCTTTGGAAGGAAGAAGTCCGGGAGATAACAGCCTATATCAATCCCATGCTGGCAGTTTAGACTCGGCCCGTATTTAGACAGGTCGTATCCTTCCGGCTCGTATTTCCATTCGATGCCGCAGGTATCAAAGAACACCGCCCAACGGGCCTCTAGACGGCTTCGAAAACGATAGCCTTTATACCGGGTTTCAATAGCTTTTACCGTCGTTTGCATACTCATTCCACCCCCCGAATCCGGATAAGACAACCAGGCGATTCGAGGGCGTCCGGGTCCTCTCCGGGGAACACTTTTGCCAGCCGTCCGTACTCGACAATACGGGCATCGTCCTCGTAGACGCCGGCAATCGTCAGGGCGTCTTCTGTACTGCGCGCCAGCTTACTTAGGTCGGGTGCTGACTTGGGCCAGGTGCGCTTTGTTTTCGGCGCCGACTTAGGTTTTTTCATCGTGAAAATCATGTCGACGATGACTGGCCCGCAGATCATCGGCTGATTCCCCATTGCCTCCCGGGCGCACCAGGCGACGGAATCACGCCACGGTTTCACAAGTTTGGAGGACTCCGTGAGGATGGCGCGTCCCTTCACTATCCCCTTAAATGACTTGGATCCCTGTGGACCTGGAATTCCAAACACAACGATCTCAATCACTTTGACGCCCTCCTTTTATCTGGAGATCGAGTAAGCGCGTCCTCCTGCGACCAACCGTTATCCAGCCGCTGCCGCAGGGTGCTCCGGCTAATCCCGGTCCTTATTGACCAGTGGGAGAGCGGCATTGTTAGGCCGTTCATTGTCAGTCTCACAACGCATTCCCGGTTCGACTGTTGAATGTCAATGGTTGACCACCGGCAATTTTCCGGACTATAACCCCGTTGATTGTCTATACGGTCGAGAGAGTGAACCGCCGATGGCCGCATTCCCATATCGGAGATGAAATTAGGAAATGATTTAAGCCACCGGTCACAAACAGTTATCCCTCGCCCTCCATATCGGGCGTAGCTTTTGTTTGAAGGACAAACGCACCGCTTAATCATCGATCTCCAGGCGCCATATTCTGGCGTTCCATACCCGCCGTGGCGTGGCATGAATTGACCATTGGCTTTGTGTTTTAAATTCACGTTTCCCATCTGCGCTTCCCGCTCACTTTTCCAGCTAGCCGAACATGAACTTGATGACCGGATCGTCGTTCGGGTCGTCCTTCGGATCGTCGTTCGGGTCAGCGGGCGGTGGATCCTGAGTAGGCCTATCAACGCCTTTCAAGACTCTCGCCAGCGCCTTCCGTACGTCCGGATCCAGGAAAATGGTGCTGGTGTCGCGGATCCCGTTGTTCGTGGTCAGGATAAGGTGGTAGCCGTCAGACTCGGCATACACGCCATCGCCGAGATAGGTCTTCTCCATTTAGATACTCCTCCAGTAACCGGCGGCGTCAATCGCGTCCGGCTTCACCGTCACAAAACGTTTCATTTTGTAGCAGGTTGGGGTTGGCTGTGGCTTCAGGTTTTTGTACGGCGGCGCTTGCTCCACATGGATCAAAAGCCGTGGTTCCAACCTGGCGTCTGGACGTTGCCAGCATTCCTTTACCCCGTAGGGATTCTTGCCGTTGTAAAAATCGTTCTCGCAGCCTTCGCAATGTTTTACGTCAATCGACATCTGGAAACCTCCCTGGTCTACTAGAACGGAATGTCGCTATCGTCGATTTCCATCGATCCGAGAGCGCCTGCCGGTTTAAGCGGTTGCGGGTCCAACGCATAACCGGTGGCCGGATCCTGGACGGCATCCGGCACCGCCGGCCGCTGTGCCGGGCGTGGTTGCGACACCAGCGCCGGAGTTGCGGGCGCTGGCCGCGGCGGCAGTCCGGAGATGCGGCCATTTGCGGCGGCCGCCGGCACGGGTTGAGCCGCGGGCGTGATCTTCCCGCCATTGAGCGCCTTGCCGAAGAGCAGGTCAAGCTGTTTAATGGCCTTGCTGTCGGCCAGCGCTACTTCCGCCGAACTGCCCGCCTCGCGGACCGGGCCCCAATCCTCCCACAGCCCGCTGCCATCGACGCCCGGTTTGTGGTTGCAGACCATTTCGATCTGGCCATCCAGGATGATCGGCTGCGGATAGCGCGGATCAAGCTGCATGAACTTGTCGCCTGTGAATCCGAGCGCGCGAAGGTCTTCCGCGGCCCACTCGGCTGTGTTCGCGTTGATTACGCGCTTGTACGTCCGGGTGTACTTGTTGGTCAGTTCCACCCATCCGCTAGGTTCCATGATGTACTCGACCCGGAAATCACAGAAGAACTGGGAGTTGCCTCTCGAAGTGACCGAGAATCCCTGGTGGCCGGTAAACGCGCAGGCGTAACGGCCGGGTTTATAGAACGGTCCGCTAGCCATTGGCGACACCCGCTTCCCTGGCCGCCTTCGCGGCGGCGACGAACGCGCCCCAGGTCTCGAGCGCCGAGGATCCGCACTCGATCTCCGCCGGCAGGCCGAGCCGGTTTTTGGCATCCCAGGCCGCCGTGCGCTGCGTCATGAGGATCCGCTCGACACCGCCGACAGCCTTGGCGCGCTTGGTCGGGTCCGTTTCCTCCTTGCCGTTCTTGCCGACCACCATGGTCTGGTAATGACCGAACAGAACGATGTCGGCCCACTCTTTGGTGAGCGCCCATGTTTTGTCGTGCATCTTTGTCTGGTACCGGTCGTAGTCGGAACCCTCGGGATTCTTAAAGTTCTTCACCTGGGTATGGCACAACAGGATGATCGACATCCGTTTCTCGGTTCGCAGCCGGTCCAGTTTCGAGAGAAACTCGCGCCAGGGGGCGAGCGATGTTTCGAACCCTTTATGGAAACCCATGAACCCGCGCTCGCCCCAGTCGCCGCCGTACTCGGTGTCGCAGGTGTACTCGTGGCAGAGCCGCTCGATGCCGTTGACGGTGTCGATCGCCAGCGTCCGGTAGGAATGCTCCTCAGTCAACAGGAAGTCCAACTGGCTGTTCACGTCCTGCCAGTTCTGCGCCGCGTTAGGGAAATGCGGCGTCTCGGGTAGCTGGTTGGCGTCGATCAGCGTTTCCAGCCCGGTCTCCCCACGGGCCTGAATGAAAATGACTTTCGGCGCCATCGCCGCGAAGCTCGTCTTACCCCACCCTTCGGTGCCGTGGAGGATAAGGCGATTAGGAAGGCCGGGACCTTTCCCGGTGATGTCGCCGAGTGAATATTTAGGCGCCAGCGGTGGCTGTGCCGGTCCGCCCTGCCGGCGCGCCGGTAGCGTGGGTGTTGCCATGTTGCATCTCCTTGATAGTGGTGAAATAAGCCGCGAGCGCCTTGTGCCAGAGCGTGCCGAAGGCGAGTGTTTCGATCTCGTCCAGATCGGCGGTTTCAATTCCCAGATCGTAGGCCAGGTACTCTTTGCGCCGGCACAGCTGGAAAGTGCGGATGCGCGAATTGGTGAGGATCGAGCGGCCGCCCTGCTGATCGTCGAAAACGGGCAGCTCGCCGTGAACGTACTCCTTCGGCTTCCATTTACCGGAGTCCGCCGAATCGTGGCCGGAACAGATCGGCAGGTACATGCAGGCCCGGCCGTAGTTCATGCAGGCGCCGGAGTTGCGGCCGCGGCGCTTGCTGACTCTCGCTTCCCGGAACTCCTGCCCGTTGTCCCAGAGCTCTTCGGCATAGGTGAGGAGCTGGCCCTGCAGGCGGGTGATGCGCCGCCGCTGGAAGTAGCGGCCCATGTTCTCGCCGGTGCATTCGGCGATGAGCCGGGCCTCATACAGCGGCAGCGACTCACGAGTATCGGCCAGGGCGGCCTGGATGGTGTCCGCCGGGAACGGCGCGCCGAAGTACGTGCCCTCGTTCTCGAGCGTCTTCTGTTCGGCTTTCGTAAGAGCCCGCGGGCGGATGCCGGGCTTGCGCATCACATCCCAGATGGCCCAATTGGCCTTTTCGCCGTTGATGTGTTTCAGGAGCAGGTAGTGATCGAGCTGGGACTCGACCTCGAGCACCTTCCAGTACGTGTCGCCGGCATCGTCGATGGCGTCCGACGTCGTCTTATGATCCATGATGCCCGGGCCTTGGGCGTCTTCCATTTCGACGTCGATGATTCCGCCGTTGATGAACGTGCGGGACCTGGCGCCGGTGCCGGGATTGAAAAGCGGGGAGGATATAAACTCCTCCACTTCCCGGATCTGGAACTGATTCCAGGTCGAGCCATAGCGGTAGTCGTAGCCGACGAGCATGGCGCGGACGGTGGCCTGGCGGATCGAGTACTCCGGCTCGGCGTCGACGACGGCGATGGCGGCTTCAAGCGGCGTCATTCAATACTCCCTGCCTTTCAATGCGAATACGTGCGGGTTCTCGTCCCGCCGGTGCCGAGTGGCGCTGGTGGGGACAACTGCGGCTGAGTGGTTAGTCCATCAATCCGAGACGATCGGCTTCGTCGCGGATCAGCCTGGACAGTACGACGGGAATAAATCGGCCAGTTTTCCTGGAGATTCTTTTGAGCAGAATGCGGTCTGAGACGAGCATGGAATAAGACAGCTTTACCATCTCATTTCCATTGGATTTCTGTTCAAGCTCCTCGTCCTGATAGGTGGGTGGCGCTGCGTTTCGGGTATAAGAGAAACTTGGCATGGGTTGTAGTTTGTACTGCCTTCGAGTCACTGTCAAGAAGTAAATTCCCGAAGAAAATGCGAAGGGAAGAAACGTCGTACTGGGGATAACATCGCGCATTCACCTGGAATCAATGGGATAGGGAAAAAAAGCACCACTTTTAAACCTCTTTTGGTACCTACGGTACTCAGCGGTGCTATTGAAAAACTTTACAACTCCTCGTTTAGGCCAAGGAATTATGGCCAAAAACGGTTCCGGTAATTCCAATAGAAGTAATAAAAGTCTCGGACCTATTACTTTCAAGTGTTGTAACAGTGCCAATAGGAGCAACGCCCTTGCAGTCCGTCATTGTGGCGGTCGCAAAAGACACCCCTAGATAAAGGGGTGAAGTAACTTCCAGGGGAGGACTGGCGTGCGGCCGGGATCGGACACACGATAACTACCCAGGCGTATGGCGAGCTCCTCGCCGCCGGGTATTATGCGCCTGACGATGTGTTAGGAAGCCACGTCTTTAATTGGTGACCTGTCGGCCGTGCATGTCTATCGCGTGCATCGGAGGAGCAGGACGCCTTTTATTGGAATGGCCTGTCTGGGTTTGTGACTGGGAAGGGAGAATTATGGGGGAGTAATTCCCGGGCGCGTAAACGAGGGGTTGGCGCATCCCACAAACAGGGCGTTCATGGGGCTACTGTCTCGATCTGCTGTTATCCGGACTTGCGACCGGGAATAAAACGGAGGGCCGGGCCCTCCGCCGCCGTCAGGTGGTTCCTGGCGCCGCTCTACGACTTGCTTCGCTTAGCCTTTGTTTTAACGGGCTGCCGGGTGTCAACCCAGTTCTGTATTGATTCGATTAAGGCGGCTTTCGCTGTCGCCCCACTCGCCACTGCCTTGGATCGAAAGTCGAGCCAAAGCGCGGTGGGGACATCGATAGTCGTCGTGGTCATCAGTCGCTGGTCTACCTGTGCTACTGTTCCATCCATAGGAGGTAGTTTCTCCGGTACTCAGTTTATGCGGAAACCAGTCAATCAGTCAAGACTGAAATGCTGAACGACTGACGAATTTTTCAATGTCTCGATCTAAAACAGATAAAACCTCCAGCGTTATGACAGTGCGTGTGCCTACCACACTGAAAATCGATATCGATAAGCGACTGGCGGCCGAACAGATATCCATCCAAGATCTTTTATTCACATTTCTGGAACGCTGGGTGAAAGAAGGCACCGCCGGCACAAGTTTCGCCACGCCGAAACTCGCCATCGACTTCGCCACGCACGGCTCATCTATTCTCGGCGAAGCCAAATTCAGCGGCCAAGCCCAGCCCCAACTTTCCCAGGAGGACCTCGCTCATATCCGGAAACTCTTAGCGAAACTGAACCAACCGGACGCCCCCCAAAAAACAAGAACCCCCCGGAAACGAAGTAGCTAGACCGGGACGATCAATACAGAACGGAGAATATTATGGCTGATCGAACAACGAAGATCCTATTAGGACTGATCGCAACTGCACTTTGGTTGAACCTTGCAGATCGGCTCCTTACGCCTAAGCACGTGTTTGCTCAAGACTTTTCTTCGATCGAGAGCTTGCTTCGTTCCATTGAGAGGGATGTAGATGACATCGAAGACGGAACATGCGTGAATAAGAAGATCTGCCCGTAGCCAGCCACCCATGGCAGAATAGAATCTCGACCAACTTCCTTTCTGCAGAACCTTAGATAACGCCCGCCGCTATTTAATTCACGGCGGGCTATTTTTGATATCCTCGGAGCCAGTGGGGAGGGCGAATGTCGATCCTGACGATCCTTCTAAGCCTGGCGCTGTTCGGGTTCATCCTGTGGTTGATCACGAGTTTTATTCCGATGCCTGACCCGATCAAACGGATCATCATCGCAATCGCCGTGCTGTTTTTGATTTTATGGCTGCTCGAAGGTATGGGCGCACTCGGCCCGTTGAGCCGGCCGCTGCGATTCTAGGCGGCCTGCTCCGGCGCCGAAGTCGGGATCGGATCGGGCGGCGTAATGATAATCCAGTCATACGTGATGTCAGGCACGCTTGGATTACCGTAGAACCGGCGCTGGTTGTAGGTGTGGTCCGGCCCCCAACCGTGGACGTCGATCTGCGTATCGATCACATCGCCCTCGGCGGCGTACTCCGTCGCCAACCGGGAACGGGTGCCAAACGTATCGTTGTGTTCCATGTCCTCCTCGGTTGCCTCCATCGTCCGGAGTTCGATTACCCGGGCGGGAACCGTGATCCGGTGAATATCCCCTCCACTTGCGGACATATACATCCGCTCGGTGGTGATGTCAAAATCTAGCCAGGCGATCTCGGCCAGCTTCGCTTTCAATTCTTCGTTCATATATGCTCCTTTGCGTTCTGTCGTTTACTTCCCGCCGTCCTTCTCGGTCTCCTGCTCTTTCTCGAGCTTGTCGATGATCGTCATAAGGTTGTTAAACGCGACCGTTGCCGCGGCCTTCTGACCGATCGGTATTTTCATGCTGGTCGTTAACGCCCGCGATGCCCGCGGCGAATAGAGCATCTTGGCGAGCACCGGGTTGGCCAGGACCATCGCCACACCCGTCATGGGATTAGTGAGCACCATCCCGGCCTGCGCGGTAAACGAGCCCACGTGCGCGGTCCCGGATGGGTTGGGGTTTCGCCCGAACATCTCACCCGCCTGGAAGAAATTGTCCAAGTCTTTGATGATCGCCGGGTCCTTAAACAGAATCTTCTTACTTTCCGGCCCCAGTTCTTTCCAGCGTTTTGCAAGCTTTTCGCTGCCTTTAAACTCCCCGGTTTTGCTCCCCTCCTCGATCAGCTTTTCCAGGTACGCCCGGCCAACTTTCGGTATCTCCGGCCCGGCACGGCCGGCGATATCCTTCAGGAACTCAATCCCGCTGTCGCCGGCGTAGGTTAACTGGTTGAACGCCTGCACCGGCTCTTTACTGAGCCTGGACGTCAAATCCGAGTGCATCTTCGCCGACTCAAAATACTTTGTGATGTCGGCGATCAGTTGAGGGCTCTTGAAGAGCTCCAGTTTCGACTGCGGCCCCAGTTGCTCCCAGCTATTGGCAATCGACTGGCCGACGTTAAACTCCCCGGTCTTGCTCGCATTCTGCAGCAGTTCCTGGAGATATGCCCGGCCGACTTTCGGTATCTCGTGCGGCGTCTGCCGGGCTATATCGCGCAGGAAGTCGATACCGGTATCACCGGCGTAGGTCAGCTGATTGAATGCCTTTACCGGCTCCTTGCTCAGTTTCGCCGCCAGGTCTCCCTGCGTCTTTGCGACCTTAAAGAAATTCGAGATGTCCTGAATCAATAGCGGGTTTTTAAAGAGCGCGGTCTTCGTTCCCGGTCCCAACTGCTCCCAGTTACTCAGGATCGACTGCCCGACATTGAACTCTCCGCTTCCCTTCGCCTTCTCGAACAGACCCTGCAGGTATGCCCGGGCCACCTTCGGCATCTCGCCAGGCGTTTGAGTCGCTACGCCACGTAGCAGGTCGATGCCGCTGTCCTTGGCATAGGTCAATTGTCGAAACAGCTGCACCGGCTCGCTCGATAACTGCCCTTGCAGATCACTATGCTCAGCGGCGCGCGCAAAGGCATTCTCCAACGCCTGGACGTTAGAGCGGCCCCCGAACAAAGCATCTTTCGTATCGGGTCCGAGCTTATTCCACTTCTCCAGCCAATCACCCGCGCCCTTCTTCTCCAGTAACTCGTCCAGGTAGGCTCGCCCGACTCGCGGTATTTCGTTCGGCACCTGCTCCATGGTCTGGCGCACCAGGGCAATTCCCGAATCCCCGCCGTAGGTCATCCGGTTATAGGCGTCGACCGGCTCTCCCCTCTGTCCGACCACCTTCTCCCGCACGCCGGCGGTCGTGTATTTCTCCGCCGTCGCCTTGTTGCCAAGCTTGTAAGCTTCTACCGCCTCCGGTCCCGCCGCGCTGATCCCCTCCGTTACCGCATCCTCCAGGTGTTGCACCGCCTTCGCCGCTAAGCCTTGCGAGAGCGTCTTTAGTTCCGGCAGATCGGCGCCACGCGCCGCGGCTTTTATCGCCGACAGACTCTCCCTGGCCGCACTCGATGCTATGAAATCATCCGCCGCGAGAATGTTATTCAGAGCCAGCAACCCGGTGCTCGCGCGTCGCTGCGCTACAGGAATCGTAGCCTCGAAATGCTCAACAATTGGCTTTAACGCTGTTTTAGTGGCGCGGAGATCCACCGGCAGCGCTACCTCCTTCATGATCGGCGCCTCGGCCACGTTCACACCGGCCGACGCCGCCGTTCGCAGAACCGATGCCTGCTCATGCGGCTGTAACTTGGCAAAGGGCTTGTCGGCGAGGCTCATCGCAAACGCATCTAAATTTGCCTGCACATCCGGGGTGCGCCCGGTCGAGACCGGCACTTGCCGCGTATTCGCCGGATCCGCTTCAAATGCGCGTAGGGCATCAAAATGGCTGTCGGCCGTCGTGTCGTGCTTGAGAATCTCTGCTTTCAGCGCTCCACCCAGTGACTCGCCTGCCTGCTGTGGCGTGATCGGCTGCGGGTACACCTTATCCCTTGCCTGTTCGGCTTGCTGCTGGATCGCCCTGGCCTGCCCTTCGAGCGCAGTTCGAACGCCTCCACCCGCCTGTTCCGGCGTCACTGGCTGCGGGTGCACCTGGCCAGCCAGGACATCTCCTTGTCCCGCAAGCGCCGTCGATTTACCGCGTACAGCCTGCTGCACGCCCTCACCGGCCTGCTCCGGCGAAATAGGCTGTGGATGCACCTTGTTCGCAAGGACTTCCCCTTCACGCGCGAGAGCAGTCGATTGGCCGCGCATAACCTGCTGTACCGCCTCGCCCGCCTGTTGAGGAGATATAGGGGCAGGGTTCACCGTATCGGCGATCTGCCCCCCGGCACCCTCGAGCGCCGCCATCTGGTTCGCCTGCGCCCTCTTACTGATCCCGGCGGAGCCGAACTGGTTCTGCGCGATCGTCTTAACGTTCTGTACGAGCTTACTGCCGCTGCGTGTCGCCAGATCAACCGGGACACCCTGCGCGTCCGCCCACGCAACGGCGGCGGCCTCAGCCGGATTCAGTTGCGGCTTCACCGCTGGCCCTACGGTTACTGATCCCTTCCTCTGCATCGTTAACGGCGCCGCGAGTTGTAGTGCGAGCCCGGCGGTCTTGCCCAGCCCTTCGGCATACCTGCCGGCCACCAGATCATCGCCGGCATCGTTAACGGCCGGTCCAAACAGCGGGATCGCATACCCGAGCGCATAGCGCGACGCGTCCAGGTAATTACCCTTCGACCAGGCGTCCCGCGCTTTGTCGAGTTGATCGGCCTGGGCCTTAAGAATTCCCGAGCCCATCTGCCCGACCTTCTCGACCGGATTACTGCTGGTCAGGGCGCCCACCAATGGGAACGGATCCATCGTATCCGCGGCCGCGCCGATGAAACGCCCGGTGGCATTCAGCGCCGAGTCGAACATGCCGGGTTGCTCACCTCCGGTCACAGATGCCTGCTGCGGCCCGGCGGGCGCTGTGTCGACCACTTGGGCGCCTCTCGCCAGCGCCGCATCCAAGTTCGCCCTGGGGATCGCTCCCACCCGCCCGTCCGGCAGACGAACCCGTACCTTGTCCTGTGGTTCCGCCATTTACCTGCCCTCCTCAAACCCGAGGTCGCCGAACACATCCGCCACCGGCGGGCCGTCGTGCACCGCCGCCGCCCGGCCGCTCTCCCGGTGAAGAGACTCCAGCAGCGCCTTCCGCGCCGCTGACTTCCGCGTGAGCACTTTTGGTCCGTCACCCGGTTGCGGGAAGTATGTGATCCGATCGTTCTCGTATTCACTCGGTGCGATCGCCGCGCCGGAATCCTTCCGGAGCCGAGCCTCGGTAAACTGCCGCTGCGCCTGGGAGTAGACCTGATTCTCGTCGCTCTGCATGAAGTTCGGCGCCCACTTCTGCCAGCCCTGCGCCGCCAGCCCCTTTTTCGTCATCGACTCCTGCATCTGGTCGAGCGTGTCAGAGGCATCTTTCGCCCGCGAATAGAAACCATATACCCGCTGCTCGGCGGCGCTCGGTGGCTTGTTGTCCTTCCGCAGTGTTACCAACTCCCGTGCGCGGCTGTCGGTCATATTCTGCCCGCGGACCGTGTTCTCCTCCGCCTTGAGGTTGTGCCGGCCGGTCTCGGCAGCATTGGCCGCCGTCTGCTCGGCGGTCGTCCGCTGCTGCGCCGTCATTCCCATTCGTGACACAATGCTCACCGCGGCCGGCGAGTACATCACCGGGATTCGCTTCGCCACTTCCGGCGGCAATGTCGCCCGCCATTGATCGTAGGCCGCCTGGTTATTCACGCCGCCCACCGACTGCCCGGCCGTCACCAGTTGCTTCGCTTCAGACTCCGCCTGCACCCCGGGAAGTTTTGCCGTAAACTCTTTCGCTTCCCGCTCTTCCTTGGTGACTTTGCGCCCTTCCTCCTTCGCCTTGTACTGATCCTCGAGTACCTTCCTGGCCTCTTCTAACTGCTGCTGCACATCGAGCGCGCTCTGAATGTGCTGTTTCAGGAACCCGGCCACCTCATCGGTGAAGCCGGACTGCACTACCGTGTCGTGCGTGGCCTGGTCGATCAGTCCCAGCTCGCGCAGCTGCCCGGCGCCGCGGACAAGCGTCGGCGTATCCACCACCGTGCTCGCCACTTTGCCGAAGATCTTCGCCTGCAAGTCGGCAAAGTTTAGCTTCTCCTTTTGGAAATCGACATCCGCCTTGCGCTGCTCGCTGAGGGATTTCTGGTGCGCCATCCCGCGCACCGGATCAATCTTTATCAGCTCTTCCAAAGGCGCGCCCCTGCCCACCGCCTCCCGGTACTGCTTGTCATAGGCGGCGTCCTGTGTCGCCTTATCCAGCTGCAATTGACGGACAGCGGCTACTTGCTGATTCTGCTCGTGTTCCTGCTGCGCCAGGCGAATCCGCTGTGGATCGATGTACGCCGGCGCCCGGTACCCTAATGGAATACTTGGATCGATTGGCATGTTCTTTTCCTCTCCCTGGCCTATCGCCCTACCGTGCGCCCGGTCGGATTAAAGCGTTTACTCCCAGCCAGGCCGCCAGCCACTGCGTTGCCGACGCCGCTCACCGCTCCGGACCAGGCGTTGGCCGCCCCCACCGTGCCGGCCGCCCGGGCATTGGCGCCGCCGAGTAGCGCATCCCCGGCATTACGGACTCCATTTAACTTCCAGTCGCCGCCCTGCGCCGCCGCATCAAACTGCAGCTTCCCGGCCGTGTTCGCGGCATTAGTGCGCCAGTTGCCCGCCGTGGTCGATGCCCGCAGCCCGATATCGCCGGCGCTTTCGGCGCCCCGCATTCCCGCGTTGCCGGTGAACTCGGCGCCGCGGAGCGTGTTGCTGCTCACGCCGCTGCCGTAGGCATTCGCCGCATTGATCTGCTGGCCGACGGCGTTCTGCCCGATCCCCGCCAGGCCGCTCAACATTTCGAACCGCTGCCCCCGTTCCTTATTAAACCGGTCGAAGGCGGCGGCGTACTCGGTCGATGCCGCGCCCTGCGCATAGCGGTCCATGGCCTTCATCACCCCACCGCCGCTCACCGCGCCCCTGGCCGCCTGCGAGCGCGCAAGCGCCTTCTGCCCTTGCTCTAGCCGCCACTGGTAACTCGGATCATCCTGGCCGAACTCGAACTTCTTTGAAAGGTCTCCGCCCTCGGCCAGCCCGCTCGCGAGTTGATTCACTGCGCCCGACCCGGCGGTCGTATATGGACTAGTCAGTCCGGAAACCTCCCGGTACAGTCCGCCTAGCGTCTCGTTGGCGCTATTCACCCCGGCTGTCATCCCGGCCTGGGCCTGCCCGCTCGCGTCGAAGATCCGGTCCTGCGCCAGGTTGCCGGCGTCCTGCACGGTATTCGCCGCGGCGCCCGAGGTGTCGATGATGTCCGCCCGCGCCCCGGCGGCCGCGGCGTCCAGGTCCCGGGCGCTGCCGGTGGCCGCCTCGGTATTCATCCGCGCTACGTCATTGGCAGCGTCACTCTGCGTCTGGGCGGCTTTCTTCGCTGCCCGTGAGCCCATGATCCCGCCGAAGATAGAAGTCCCGATGGAAATCGCGGGGATTACTGCCGCTGGCATAAAGCGCCTCCTTAAGCGCCGCTCATTCCGAGCAGCACCTGGTCATACAAAACGCCGTCCTTTAGAAACGACGCTGGGTTTCTCCCGTACTCCTGCATGCCCGCGCGCACAGCGAATCGGATCGCCAGCTGGTTGGACTGTGGAACGGTCGTTACGAGCCGCCGGCAGGGCGTGTTAGCCCAGATCCATGCGGCCATTTCCTTTGCGGCTGCCTGCCCCCGCGGCCCGTAGGCGCACGGCAACAGGCACGTGTGAATCTCCCAACAGATCGAATTCAGCGGCACCAGCATCCACAGCCCCAGCAGCTCTTCGCCGTCCTCGGCCAGGACGTACCAGATCAACTCGCTCTCGGCCGGCTGGAACTCCCCGGCCGGCGGACACCCGTCGTCGGATATATGAGGATACACCGAAGGATCCGCCATGACCCTGCGAATCAGCTCGTAGTCGTCCGTCCGGCGCAGCGTGATGCTAGTACACATAGTTCTTCACCTGGCCGCCGCCTTCGGTTTCGCCATCGGCGGTGAGACACTCGTCGGCAATACCGATATTGGGGATGAACACGCGCGTCCCGACTCCATCACGGCGCCAGGCTCCGGACGGCCGATTCCAGGTGCGCAGCCCGACGCCCTCGCGGCGGAACACATCCGGCGGCTGGACGGTGATAGCGCTCCAGCGGCGGGCGCCGATGCCGCGGCGCCGCAGTATACCGATCGTCCCGTTGTCGGCCTCATCCCAGCGGCGGGTGCCGTTGCCTTCCCGGCGGAAGATGCCGCCGGCGCTGGCCGGCGTTGCGATCCATACCCGGGCGCCGATGCCGTCCCGGTGAAAGGCCAGCGTGATCCAGGGCTGCCCCGGAAAGTAGCGCGGTCCGAAATACTCGTGGCCGAAATAGTGATGCCCGAAGTAATTGCCATAGTTAAGGCCGCCGCCGGGGAAGTAGCGCGGCCCGAAGTAGTTCGCGCCGAAATAGTGCGGCCCCCAATAAACGCCCTGCGTGTCAGGAGCGATGGACCGCCCGTAGACGCCGCTTCCATATACGCCGGAGCCATAACCAGATAAAGGCATTTTCTTCCCAGCGAACTCATTGGCTTACTTTGACGAGTTCCTTACGGCCGGGCGCGATCTGCCAGCGCCCCTGTAGTTTGTGCTGGCGGACGAATAGGGATAGCGCGCCCTGTAGCATGGCGTTCAGCGGCATCATCTGCTGATCGATCTCGGCGATGATCCCGATGGCGGCATCGTCCAATGGATAGACCTCCTGGGCCACGGCTTCTTGGGTTTGCTGTTCTTCGTTCATACGAACTTGTTGACCGTCCCTTCCACCGCGGCTTGCAGCCCCGCGTCAGTGATGGCCGCGCCATCCTGTTGGACTGCCGGGTCCATCACCGTAGGCGGCTGGATCTGCGCCGCCATCATGTCCGCTTGCTGGTAGCAGGACTTCGCCCATCCCAACCGTGAGGTATGTCCAGGTGTCGCGACGGGTTCAAGCATGATGAATCCCGCGTACTGTAGGCACGCAATCTTCACTCGCCCGCGAAATTCGCTATCTGTAGTAAGCGCAGCACTCTCGCTGTATGTCATGTTCTACTTCTCCTTGTTATCCGACTTGAACCCATCCGGTGTTTGTGGTGACGAAGATCTTCTGCAAGTCCCGGTCGAAGACCACCATCCCCTGATCCCCTGCTGAGATAGCCAGCCGCTGCGCGGAGGTCATGCGGTTTAAAGTCAAAGCCCGGTCCGTGCGTTGCAGATCAATCGACGCTCCCGTAGTCGGCGCGGTTGAGCCTAGCGCCATGCCGCCGGAAGACGTGTTGATCTGGACTAGCTGGGCACCCGCCACATTCTGGATCACAACAGCCCCGGCACCATCCGTGGATGGCCGGATGTTGACCGTGGGATCACCCCGGAAGATTAAGCCTTTGAAGGTCTGCGTCTGGAACGTACTGGTTGCCGTGTCCAACTGCGCGGCTACGCCACCAGCCGTGGTTTGGAATTGAATAGCATTCACTCCATCCGTACCCATAGGCCGCAGAACTACAGCGGAGTTGCCCCAATAAGTTACGGAGCGCACCCCTCCCGTCCCGGCCACGAATTGGCTTAAGGTTGTATCTATGCTGGCGGCGAGAGTAAGGGAGGCAGTCTCAAACCGGATCCCATCAGCAGAATCCACCGTGGGGCGGATGGTCACTTTGGCCACGCCCAGGAATCCGTTAGCCTTGAACGTGTTGGCAATGGCACTCGGGTTTAAGGTGTCCACGGTCAATATTGGGGTACCCGCCGCATTCTGGAATTGGATCGAGTTGGCAGAGTCCGCTGTGGGGCGCACCACAACGGAAGGAGTGCCAAGCAGAAGCGGACCCACGAACCCCGCCACAGAAGAGAAGCGGCCCGTGGTCTGGGTGTCAATGAATGCCGCAATTGTTCCCGCCCCGTTCTGAAATTGGATCGCTGTCGCGCTATCCACTGTGGGGCGAAGAATCGCACTCGGTGTGCCGATAAACACAGGCGAGGTAACGCTGGCGCTGGCGGCGGCGGCACCGAAAGACAGAGTCCCGGTAACGCCCAGGGTGCCGGTGATCGTGGCGGACCCGCCAACCGTCAGGTTGCCCGGGGTGGAGATCGATCCCGCATTCACATTGCCGGTGATCGTGGCGGAATTAGCGGAGACCTGTCCGCTGACCGTGACACCCCCGGTGACGGTTACCGTGCCCGTGAATACCGGATTGGCCTTGTTCGCCTTCAGGAATATCTCGGCGTCCTGGAGAACGAATAAAGCGTTGAGTTCGTCGGCCCACGTTTCAAAGTCGCTGCCGACCGTGGGCATATTCCAGCCGTAATTAGGTGTGTTGGGCATGCGTTTTAACTAACGTCGTGCGTCTGCGTGCTGCGGTTGCCAACGGCGTCCACATTCGCCTGAATGCGGTTTTTCGTGTCGCCCATATCGCGGAAGAAGACGGTCGTCGTACCAAGGCCGCTAGCCTTGCCAAATAACACCGACGCCATCAGCCGCATGAAATGCGTGGCCGTGTAAGCGCCTTCGAGGACATACGCCCAGACCGCCGCCGCCGCCGCCGCGGGAAGATCGTCGTTCGTCGCGATGGCTACCTGCACGAACCGCTCCGCGTCGTCGCAACCCGCCGCCGTCGCCCGCACCACAAGATCCCCGAGCGTATTCGTGTCCGTCGTAGAGAGCGCGATCTGATACCAGCCGCTGCTGCGCTCGGTCACCGTCGCCCCGGCGGCGCCGAACGCCGACCCGTTCTTCGACAGGGTGACGGCGAGGGTCATGCCCAGCGCCGGGGAGACGTGATCGGCGGCGAGGAACACCTTCAGCATCAAATTCCGGCCGGTGTTTTGTTTGGTAATCATGGCTCACATTCCTAACTTGACGCGGGAGAGCGGAACTCCGCCTCCTCCCGCCGCTCCGTCAGCGGGCACATTCGTGAAATACACCAGCTGCAGTGCCCCATAACCGCCACCGTCAACCCCGAATGCCGATCCCTCGAGGAGAGTTCTTGTGAACGTGGCGGCGGGAGCCACGACGACCTCGCGCACGATTGTTAAACCGGACCTGTCATTACCTGGCATAGTGGTTCTCCTTAGCCGATAGCCACGAGCAGTGTTCCTGTTTTGCCTTGCCCAAGTCCCAGGACACAGTTGTCGGTGATGGCAAACCAGGCGTGGCCGTCATAGGAGGCGACGGCGGTGCTGTCCCCCGCGTATACCTTGGTGGTGACCATGCAGTTGTGGATGATTCCGCGCCACTTGCACACCGCCGCCGTGGAACCGGAACCGAAACCGAGCACGGCTTCCTTCGTGACATAGGAGTCATCACTCCACGCCACCCAGTTGTTGGTATCGTGCGGTATGTCGGCCGGCGTCATCAGCCGGTGCGTGGCATTATGCGAGTCTGAATTCGTATTGGTTAGCGCATTGTTCCAGATCTGACTGGCCCAGACGCCGCCGAAGTCGTTCAGGTAAAGGCCGCTCACCGATGTCCGGAACGAAGCCGTAATTCCGGTCGCGTCGTCAGCCGGGGCATTCCCATGAATCCACCCGAGATCGCCGGTCGTGATGCCGTTCAGGTGATCGGGTATATGCAGCGTCCCGCCGCATACGAAAGACCGGGCGGTTGACGGTTGCGCGTTGAAAACAAAAAAGTTGTATTTACTGGCGATCACGCGGAAGACTTTTCCCGCGGCCGGCAGCAGGAAATAGGCCTGCGAGGTAAGCGTGCCGGCGTCGTTCTCGATCTTTACCTGGGCGCAGCTTCCGCTCCCCGGGTCCAGCAGCCGGACACGAATGCTGTTTGACTTGGGGGAAGCGGTGACGGCTGATTTCATCACGACCGTTCCGGTGCCGGCGCCCGAAATCGTAGACCATCCGGCGGCGGATAATTGCGCCTCCAACCCGGTCACGATCTCCTGGCGAGAGCCCGTCGTCGTCGTGAAAGTGGTGTTAACGACCGTCCCGCCGGAATAAGGAATACTAGACATGATCTCCAACCTCCCAAACTGAAATAAGCCGCACCATCACACTTCCGTCCCTTGCGCCGATCCGACCGGAAGGACGAACGGCACCCCCGGCAGCACGACCAGCGGCGTGTCGAACTCCCAGTAATCGACGAAGTTGCCGCCCGAGGAAGCCGTGTAGACGGCGATACCCACCAGGGTCACCCCGGCTGCCGGTGTGCCGTAGGCGTGGGTGGTGGCGTTGCTGACGATGGCGGAGGTCACCGTGGGAAAGTTGGCGGTGTTCGAGGTCTTCGCGCAGCGGGTGATCCCGGCGTCGGCCCACTCCGATCCGCCGCCGGCCGCCGTGGGCGCCACCGTCATCCCGGCGAAATACAGCGTCGGCCCCAGCGCGCCCTGGTTGTAGATCTGGTTCAAAAGCCAGTTGCATGTGTAGGTTGATTTGAATCCGGCCATAATACTCCTTACCCCGCCTGCCCTAGAATCCACATATCGTTGAGTACATCGCCGACCGGGACGGACCTGGAAAAACAGGTCCATGTATTCCCGTCGTACATCATGGTCGATCCGAGCTTGGCGTTCCCGGTGGTCATTACGATGTCCCACAGCTTCCCGGCGATCATCGGCGGCGGCCCGGGTAGCGGCGTGGAGGGAAGCAGGACATAGGGCGCCTCGATCAGCGGCTGCCCGGCGATGCTCACTGTCGGGTAGCCCCTGGTGCCGCGGACGAGCATGGCGATCTTTTGGTAGCCGTCGCAATCCCCGGCGCGGAAACCGCTCGAAAACAGCTGGCCGCTATACCCGCTCCCCAGACTCTCGTTCCAATGGAGAGTCTCCCGTAACTGATCTCCCCGCCCGTTGAGGTCGCCGTTATAGCTGCCGATCACCATGGTCTTGATTCCGGCGGTCAGATGTTCCTCCATCGGCTGGATGTGGCTTACCAGTAACGAGGAGTTGTCGGTGCGGGTTACCTCCGCTCCCGGTTCCGGCCAGAGCAGGAACTGGTGTTCATTCGCGCAGACATTGTAGGTGCCGGGATTGATCGGCATATAGAACTCATTGCCGCCGCCCGATGAGGTGACGCCCAGGCAGATCTGCGCCCGTCCTAATCCGTCGTAGGAGAGAAACCCGCCTAATCCGCTCACCATCCTCGTTTGTATTTTGATCTCGAGGTATTCCCCATCAATCTCCGGTGAGCGGAGGGTGTAGTAACCTTTCAGCGTCGTTCCCGGCCCCGCCCCCACGATAATCGGGACCTCATCGGCCTCAAACGCAGGGGAGCTGGAGATAAACGTGAACGCGAAGTCGCCGCCGTCAACCGCGCCCATAGTCACGTCCCAGATGCCGAGCAGATTCAGGAAGTCGGTCAGGTTGGCCGCCGTGCCCGTTTGGGTGGCCTCAAACGGATACCACACGATCCCGGCAGTGCCTTCCGGGCAAATGGGAATCGATGCGTTTGGATCGTAGGAGTTAAACAACGCATCGGCTGCACTGGCGCGCGCCCATTCCGGCCCGCGGGTGCTTTTGCATTGGGCGGGCGTCATCGGAACAGGTTCGCCCGTGGTGAGTCCGGCGCTGAAATAATAACCGGGGCGGCGTTGCACGGCTTCGCTCGGGCGAAGGTCCACCACAGCCCACCCGGCGTCTTCCAGCACTTGCTTAATAGCCAGTCCGGCGTTGGTGTAAGAGGGCCCATACACCAGCCGGCGGATGCCCGTCGAGCTTTCGCTGTACTTCACGGCCGGGTTGTAGAACGGGTTAATAAGCAACGTTTTCGACCACCGTTCCGCTGCCAGGGATCCCGGTCAACAGCAAAAGGCTGAACAGTGTGCCGTCGTCCGGCCGGAACAGCACATTGGTATCGCCGGTACTGTGGTTCACCCAGTGGGTGGTTCTATCTCCTTCGGTTTCGTAAATCTCCTCCGTCGCCTCCAAATCCATCTGCACCGAAAGCAGGCAGGCGTCGTATAGCTGGCCGTAAATGTGGCCGCGCAGCCACAGCAGCGGGTCGCCGGCCATGGGCGTGTTATCGGTGAACCGGATGCCGCCGGGGAGGAACACCGTCGCGCCGCCGATCGGGCTGGCATAGCCGGCGGGCCGGAAGATGCCCAGTTGCAGCGCGTCCTGCTCGAGAACCTCCGGGTAACTGGAAATAACCCCATTGCGGCAGAAGGAGAACCGTTTGCAGATGTGACCGCTGCGGAAACTTTCGAGCGTGGGAGCGCCGAACAGGGCCACGCCGCTGTCGCCGCCACTGGAAAACCATAACTCGGTGGTCTCTTCCGCGGCGGAGGGCGACTGCGCCTCGCATTGCGGCGTGGGTGTTGTCAATCCGGCTGCGTAGGGAATGCCGCCGCACACCGACACCGGGAGATGCGGGAAGCTGCGATGCGATATGCCGGTTCGGGCGATGAAAAGCGAACAGCAGTTGATCCAGACCGTGTGCGTTGTATCGACGTCCATATACAGGTGATGGATCAACCCTTCCGGATTGGGGGTGACGGAACTGACCCACTGGAACGCCGCGCACCCGGCGAAGTTGGGATCGGAGGGGTTCCAGATCCGCACCTGGACCGCCAGGTTCTGCGGCGATTCGCAGGCGTAGACGTGGCCGGTGAGGTAGGTGGCGGCCGTCCATCCCGCCGCCAGCAGCATCGCATGGAGGTCGGTGAGAAACGTGGCTGGGCTGGCGCTGATAGTGTCCATGATGATCGGTTTACTGGTAAATGCCAGCCCCATTACTCCGCTATCCACTCGAGGGTGAACGCCGCCACGCCCGCGGCTTCTATCTGCCCGTCGCTCTCGACCACATCCCAGATCAGCACATCCCCATCGAGCAGCGGCTCCGGGTCATTTGCGAATTCAGTGAACTCGATCGGCGTGTCCACCTCGGTGTCGGCCGGAATAGTGCAGCTGATGATTTCCACAGCCGCATCGGGCGCCGTCACCCGGTTTATCCGTACGGTGAGATCGGCCGTGATCGGCAGCCGCAGCACGCCCACCACCCGGCTCGCGTTCCCGGCGACATAAATCGTCGTATGGTCGGCGATATCGTCGCCCACCGTCGAATCCTTGAGCAGCAGCGTCCGGATCCGCCCCTTCTTACCGCCCGCCGATTCCTGATCGGCAAATTGCATCAGGTAGTAGAGCCACGGTACGCTGACCGTGCCTTCCGGCGTCGTGAGCGGCGTCTGCACCGGCATCGGCACACGAACCCGCTGCCGCGGCAGGGGAACCGTGCTCACGAACCATCTCCCGCCTGCAGGTCGAGATACGCCGCCGTATAGGCGATCGCCTCCGTCGCCGCCGTTGTCACCCGGTACACGCGGTCCCGCGGCCGTCCCAGCCGGCGCCAGATCAACCGCTTCGTCGTCTCACCCGACGCCCCGGCCGTCAGGGATTTCTCCCCAGTGAAGGTCTTCCCGCCGTCGTCGCTGATCGCGAGCGATACCGCGGGCGCCGCCGTCACCGTACCCACATCCATGTCCAGCTGCAGCCGGTTGTGCCGCGTCACCTTCTGCTCTGACGATAAGTGCGGCGCCTGGCGGATGCGCGTGATCGCCGTCCCGTTGTCGGAGTAGACTTCCGGGTTAAGCCGGTAGATCCGGCCGCTGATCCCATCGGCCACGTACTGCTTCCCGGCAAAGGTGCTACACCCGTAGGACATCCAGGCGCCGGCGTTGAAACTCCGCTCGTGCCATAGATCCGAGACGCTGTCGTATACCCAGGTCTTCCCGGCCGTTGGGAAGGTCAGCACATAGAACTGATGCCCGCCCTGCTGATAGCTCCAGCCGATCGCGTCGCTCGTCGTCGCGTAACTGCGAATCGCGAACTCGACGGCATGCGTCGAGACCCGCTTCGGCTGATAGCCGACCGCCCGCCACACCACGCCCACGCCGCGCTCGTCGCCACCTAGCCATAGGATGCTGTTGTCGATGCGCGCCACGCTGTCGGGCGCCCACAGTCCCTGATCGACCCAGGCGCCCTCGATCCGCTGGAACGGGAAATCCGCGTTTCCCGAGTTGTACCAGAGCTCGGTCGTCTTCCTTCCAAAGATCCAGAGCTGCTGGTGATCGACGAAGATCTTATTGCAGCGGTCCTGGCCGCCCGTCCTAAGAGCAAAATCCAGGTCGTCGAAGACCAAATCCAAGACACCGCTGATGTTGATCTGGTTCGAATCCGGCCGCAGGACGATAAAGTAGCCGTCGAGATAGGCTCCGCTCACCGCCGTCAGCGGGTCCGCTTCCACGGTATTGATCGCTTCCACCGCGGTCCCGAGAGTCTTATACGCCTGCGTGCCGGAAATGATGAGCAGGTCTGAACCGTTCGAGAAGATGTAGGCCGGGTTCGCCGATCCGCCGAGGGATCCGGTGAATGTGGTGACGATCGCGCCGGAAGAGTTGATCTCGTAGAGCGTCGGGCCGGCGATCGCGAACATCCGCTCATCGCCTGCCCACAGGCACCGCACATTCGCCCCGAGCGTGCAGAACAGCGTTGTCCCGGGCGTGCCGTAGAGTACCCACTTACTCTTACCCGTCTGGCTCTCGACTAACTCCGGGTACAGGTTCACGCAGCGGTCGCCTGCCACGTTCACCGCCTGCGAGCGGTACGCCGGTCCGATAAAGCCCGGGTACTCCATCTATCGATACTCCCCCGTCACGATGTCGAAACCGCCGTCGCCGGTGAGCGCCGGATCGATCTTCATATCCAGGAACGGCGCGTTCAGCATCTTGATCCAAGCCTTTTGTTCCCGAGCCCGCTCGATCACCATGCCGTGCTGCTGCATCGTTGATTTGTTTTGAATCGTGAACGCCGGCATCAGGTACTCGGCCAGGTTGAAGCGCAGCGCGATCTCATACCCGGGCGGCAGGTCGTATTCGGTCGTCGCCAGATCGGCGAACGCCACCACCGGCGACCAGCAGTACAGGGCCACTTTAAGCGACGCATCCTCCGGCACCGGCCACAGGCTCACATTGCTCAGCGGATAGGCGCCGTCATAGTAGAGTCTCGACGGCAGGCCAACCTGATCCTTCACGCAGATCTCAACCCACTGATCGAGCGACAACGTATCCATCGGCGTTTCGTGCCTGTCGCTAACGAGTCCGGCGCGCTCGATCCGCACCGGCCGCGGCACCTCCCAGTCGGCCGCCGGGCCGATCGTATAGGTCTGTTGATTGGCTACCAGATTCAGCACCTGCCGCGCTGTTACCGGGATCATGAGCCGCTCGATCGACCAGGCGTCGATCATGGCGTTGAGCATGGCGAGCCCTTCGCCGAGCGCCTCCGGCGATGGCGTCTGCCCGATCCGGGTGACACCGATCAGCCGGAAAGCGTCCTTGATGAGCGTCTGCGCCAGCATCAGCCCACCCCCGGCGGCGGCGCCAGCGCGCTCACCTGGCCGGTAACAGGCGTTGCGCCAGGCGCGGCCATATTCAGCATGCGCAGCGCCGCTTTCGACTCCGCGGCGATCTGCTGTACCTGTGGCGTCGGCACGATGCCGAACTGCGGCGCCACCTCCACCGCCAGGTTGAACTTCAACGCCCGGTCATAGCCCGGCGGGAAGGTGTAGGCGGTCGTCAGGTCGGCGAAGGACTGCAGCTGCGACCAGGTCCACAGCTCGAGCTGCGGCGCCGTCCCGGTAAAGGTCGGCACCGGCCAGAGGTAGAGCGTCGTCAACGGAAAGGCCATGTCGGCGTACAGCACCCGCGGGATTACTCCCGAAGCACCGCGCTCGACAATGTCGGACCACTGCTTCTCGTCGATGAGATCGAGCGGCTGGCTGATCTTCCCGCTCCCGCCCGCGTTGGCGATCAGGATCGACGCCCGCTCGTACTTCACCGGCCTCACCACGTTGAAGACGCCGGTGGTCCCGATCGTATAGCTCTGCGTCGCCGTCACCAGCGGATGCTCGCTGCGGAGCATCGTGAAGATATTCATCCGCTCGATTGACCAGCTCGCCAGCATGTCATTGGCCGCCAGGAGGGCGTCCGTCGATTCAGATGTCGACGGACTTTCCCCCTGCGTCAGCGCGCCCAGCAGGTTCATGGCGGCATTTACTAATTGCTGCCCGGTCACTTATGCCCCCGCTTTTTAGCCGGCTCTTCCTGCCTGTACGGCTCATCCGGGTCACAGTCTGGCTCAGGCTCGGGCTCGAGGAAGGCGGCCGGCGTCACGGCCCATTTATCGCCCAGCGCCGCCTGCTCGTCCGGATCCTGCACTAATACCGGCGGTAACGTGCGGTGATACATCCACTTCGGATAAAACTGTTCCATTTGCTGTTCCATATTGATCCTTAAGATCGGGGGCGGCTATTCACCGCCCCCAGTTGGTTCACTGGTCAGGAGGAAGGCTAGCTGGCAATACGGCAGGCCCAGGCGGGATTCCGCGCGGCCCAGCCATAC